TCTAAATTACAGACTGCTGTTACAGGTAAAGTAAAGCCGGGAAGTAAAGCTGCTAAAAGAAGGAAGTCTTTTTGTGCTAGAAGTGCAGGGCAGATGAAGAAGTTTCCAAAGGCAGCAAAGAACCCTAACTCACGTTTAAGACAAGCAAGAAGGAGATGGAAATGTTAATTGTAAACAAAATAAAAAACCTATTAATTACAATAAAAAAAAGATTAGTGGGTAAGCTATGCGAGTGTAAAGACAAAGTGATTCCCAAGAAAAGTAAAAGAGGTAGACCTAAAAAGTCTGGTTAATCTTGGTGTACTTTTGGTGTACTTTTGGTGTACTACTCCATCATATTAGTATGGGATTCTAGTGTATTCTAAGACATACAAAACATACGCAAAGCCTTATAAACTGGGACTTTTTATGGTTATATTTAACGGGTTCGATTCCCGTTGGGGACGCCAGCTTTTCTGCACCTTTCAGAGTGCTTGGTGTACTTTTGGTGTACTTTTTACACGGGTAACTTGACCATATCTGCCAATAATATATACTCTTATTATAAATTAATAGGAGGTCTGAATGTTAAAAATTAGAAAAAGAACTGATCGTAATACTTACGAAGTCTTACTTCGTAAAATTGGCGGAACTAGGAAGTCTTTTAACACTTATAAATTAGCACAAGATTATGCTAAAATAACTTGGGATCAATATCTAAAAGATCAGTTTATACCAACTACTGTTTCTGGTTATAAAGGGGTTAAGGAATGGTATGAATTTCAAAAAACAAGACATCAGCAAGGAGAGTTTCTAAGACAGGAGTTAAGACACAAAGAAAACATATCAGAAAAATTTGTTAAAATTATAGTGCAAGGTAAAACTATAGGGCAATGGGATTTAGATAAACTTGTTACTCATCCAAGAAGTCCTGCTTCTATATCGCAAGAAATAATATCTCAAATATTGTTAATGGATATATCACATAAGACAATGAAGCAGTTGTACTATTCTTTCAAAAATATATTTACTTTTTTTCATGAGAGAAAGTGGACACATGAGAACGCAATAGGTTCTACAATGTTTCCAAAACAAAAACATGGAGCAGAGGATAACAAAGCTCTTCGTATATCAAAAGAAAATATAGAGAAGATAATTAGTCATGCTAAACCAGAATATAAACTTGTAATAAAGTTTGCTGCATTTACTGGTTTAAGACAAGGCGAGTTAAGAGAGTTGCGTTGGAAAGATATAAACTTTGATAACAACACAATTACTGTATCAAGAAGTATACAACTGTTTGGAACTATTGGACATACAAAAACTAAGAATGGTCAGAGAATAGTACCCCTCATTCCTAGTATAGCTCAGGATCTTAAAGAACTGCGTATGGCTAGTGGTAGACCAGAAGATGATGCGTTAGTATTTGTTGGTAAAGATGATAAAAGAATATATGGGCAAACCCTTAGAGATAATTTAGATACTGCTTGTTTACTTGGTAAGGTAGCTAGAATAAAATGGCATGACCTTAGACACTTTTATGCTTCTATACTTTTACAAACATACGGAGATGACTTACACAAAGTAACTAGTTTTATGGGGCATGGTTCTATAGAGATGACTAGAAAAGTGTATGGTCATTGGTTAGATGACAAGAAGCGTAATGCAGAAGATGCAGCAAAACTTGATGCAGCATTTACTCTGTAAAATCATTCTTAGTATATTCAAAGTCTTTATAAAAATCATCATAGTTGATAGCCTTGCTCAGAAACATCTGGGCAAGGTTTAACAACTGTTCTTTATCAACAGGCTTATTATAAAGCTCGTTACCTATAAGAATACTAATCTCTGTTTCTGTTGCCCATATCAGTATGCGTTCCTTTGAACTTGTCAATTTCTGCTCTGGGTATATGCCATCTTCCACCATTGCCAATCTTATATCCTTTTATAAAACCTGCATTAATAAAGTACCTTAATCTTTTCCTGTTAGTCTCATTAATCTCTTCACCCCATAATTCTTTAATGGCTTCTGCTGAGTTTAATAATGCTTTACGGGAGTAGTCCATTTGTATCTACCTTTTTTTCTGTTGTTTCTTTAGGTGTATTTACAAACAAATTAAAACTAGCAATCTTTGTTGTGTTATATCCTTCACCAGTTCTTTTCTGTATGACTACATTTATCTTAGAGTTATTAGCATCAGAAAAATACTCCATCATCCTTTTTGCTAAATCCTCGTCAGTAACATTTAACCAACAGCTTGCTGTTACATGATCATTAACAGTCATATTACTTACAATCTTAATTTTACTATTTCCAAACTCTGGTCTACTCATTCTGCACATCCTTTCATTTTTATTGTGATAAATTGTTTTAGAACTTCGTAACTATCTGCATCTTCATTTTTATATTCCACTAAGTATTCATTATTAGCAGCAAGCCATTTTTGAAACTCTGCAACAAATTTATACTTGCCTAGTGTTTTCATATTTATATCTCTCCACGCTTCCCAATTCTCTCTGGGGTGAAAAGAAGAATCTTCTATTGGGTGAACATCTCTTGCTTCTTGAATATCAGGAAAATGTTTTTTAGTTTTTTCTACAACTTTTTTTGTAGGTACTTTTTCTTGTTGTTGTACTGCACCCATCATCTCTTCTGCTGATGCATATTCACCGCCATGCAATCCTATACTAGATAAAGCTCTACCTATTGCAGAACTCTCACATACTTCTACAGCAGATGTTTTTGTAATGTGTGATGATGCTCTTACTTCTTCTGCTAATCCAGATCCAATAACTTTATTGTTAGCATCTATTATCTTTGCTTGTACTCGTACAACACTATCATCTATGTGTAATACAGTTGTATCTATTCCAAGATTAAGGCCATAGAATTTACGGAAAACTTCGACTCTATCTTTAACCATTAAATACTTTTTATTACCTTTTACTTTTACACCAGAAGTTGCAGTTATCTTATCTGCTTCAGCCATTACAAGCTTATGATTAATTTGAGTCATTTAAACCTGCCCAGTCTAAATACACACATCCCATAAGATAACCACAGCAAAGCAAAAGTCCTGCAATGCAAATATATTTTGCTATCATTAAATTAAATTTGTGCTTTTTATGTATTGTTGTAATATTAACATGATCTCTTAGCAGTTCAGAATTCAGACCTCTTAATTTGTTAAGAGATCGCTTTTGTGTACGCTTCATAATTACCTCCATATTTTTTTAGCGTTATGTAAAACTGTAGGGTTTAAATCTTTCCAGCCAAACATGGCACCCCATTGAGGATCACATAGTCTTAGTAAGTCCTCTACATCCTTGGCTTTCTTTAGTAGTCTTTCTCTTCTCTGGCAGCTTTCAATAATAAATGCTAGTGCATCCTGTAGTTGATCCTCTGAAGGTGTAAATACTCTGTACCCAACTCTGTTTGCATAGACAATAGTTGGTATAGTCTTATTAGTTAAATGCCAGTAGCCTGCAATCTGTGTCATGTGGGCAGGTCTTATCTCTTGCGGTAAACTATTAGCTCTTGGACTACCTGTATGAACATTACCATCCCATTGCGTTTTAAGTTCTATCATTTTGCTATAGTCAGGCTTGCCATTATACATGAGGTCACAGCCGGGTAGAGGTTTATATAGATCCACTTCAGCTTCTAATCTATTTAATCCGTTTTTATTTTGAGCTTCTCTTAATCCTTCTATGGCATGAGCAGCAACTAAATCCATTTCACTAGCTGTGCCTTCATCAGACTTCTTCCATACCATCTCGCCCTTTACTTCTTTCTGGGCATATAATAGTTTTTCTTTGTGTTCTAGTTCTGCTGTTTCTTTAGCGTGGTCTCTCCAAGCAGGTATCTTGTATTCTCTTAACTTTTCATAACCTTCTTTTAATGCTTGAGCATAAGGCATATTATCTAGTAAATGCTTATCGCATATGTCTTGGACAATCTTGCCTGAGTGCATCTTTACATTTGAGTCAAAGTATTCCTCTACAGTTTTAGATGCTAGTTCTCTATCGCCTTTTATTTCACCTTTAAGAATAGACCAAGCTTTATTGACTATTACTCTTTTTCTACACTTGTTCCAGAATGTAGGGCCATCTCCGCTAGATGGATTACTATGATGAAAATAGTATTTTTCCCTTGCATACTTGGGAGTTATTCCTTCTGCCATGTTTACCTCTCTAAGTTAGAGAGACAAAGAACTATCCTTTATGTACTTCCATATATAAATCTTCAGGACTTTGCATTGCTATTATGACATTTGTACCCCAATCCAATGCTACAGGATCAATACGTTCCCAAGCATTAGCTTGTGGTATATAAGGATTTAACAGATAATATGTCTGTTTAAAATTAGACTTGTTAGGATCGTAGTTTGCTACAGGATAGGGTACGCAAAGTCTAATATCATCTGTATCTAGCACCTTGCAAATGCTTAGATTACGCATAATTTTATCACTTATTACACCATTACTAATATGATTGCCATCTACAAAAATAATCCTACCTCGCATCCAACTTTCAAGTTTTAATGGATATTCAAATCCAACTAGATATTCTGGTAAGTAACTACTGCCACATAAAGTTCTAATATTTAGACTATCGTATAATTTTATATTATGCGAGTCGTCAACAAACCCTTTTATTGGTATGTGCTGTTGATCTGCTGTAAATATACTTGCTGGTACTGATAATACCTCAGCATATTTGGAAGCATCTTTTTTTGACATAGTAGTTCTGCCATTCATGTGCCTTGACACAGTTTCAGGCGTAACACCAACAAGATTTGCCAACTCTTTACCTGACATACCTTTTTCCATAGCAATTTTTTTTAATAATTTCCCTGCCAAACTTTCACCCACAATCATACTAATTCTCCAAACTAATATTTCACAAAAACAAAGTCAATAACAATATATATGTAACTAAATATAATTAAGTCTTTGACTCTTCGTGTTAATTTTATAAACTACATTCTTATAAGATACAATCAATAAATTAGGTATTATGAAATTAAATGAATTTAGAATAAATAAAAATATGTCTTATGGAAGGCTTGCACAGTTAGTTGGTTGTAGTCATGCAACTGTTTGCAGGCGTTGGTGTCTGCCAGTTACACACCCTAACAGTATGATACCTGACCGAAAGTTTATGATGGCAATATTACGATTAACGAATGGAGCAGTACAGCCTAATGATTTTTATATGGACTAGACAGATAGTGTTAATTAATCAAGAGGTGATTCGTTGAGCGAGTATCAAAGACTACGAAAGAGTATGCAATGGCATCCTATTGCTTTTAAAAGACCTAATTCAGATAAGTGGGTAGAGATAGAACCTGATGTAGTTATACAAGCAAGACAAGATTATGACAGAGGACATATAGAAATGTCGCAAAAGAAAGCAGCTAATGGATTTACACATCTATTGGTTAAGAAAGCACAGGACATGATGAGTAAACCAAAGAAGCGTAAACCTTATTTTGGAAAGGGGCAGTAATGAAGTACGAGATAGTCATAACTTTTGTAGCCAACAGAAAGCCTAAGCTATCGGAGTTAAACGACTTTCTCTTTTGCAGGATAAGAGACAACGATCTTAAATACACTATCAATACCAAAGCAGAACCTATGGAGTTAAAAAAGGAAACAAAAAATGATACCTTTCCCAAATGAGCAATACAATATTATTTATGCAGATCCTCCTTGGACATACAAGGTATGGTCTAAAAAAGGGGCAGGGAGAACTGCAAGTAGTCATTATGATGTAATGAGCCTAGATGATATTAAACAGTTACCAGTAAGCTCTATATCGGCTTCTGATACTGCTTTATTTATGTGGGCTACCTATCCTAACCTAAAAGAAGCTTTTGAAGTGATAGATGCTTGGGGATTTACATACAAGACAGTAGCTTTTACATGGACAAAAACATACAACAGCGGAAAGTTATTTGTAGGCATGGGGTATTGGACTAGAGCTAACTGTGAGATCTGCTTGTTAGCCACTAAGGGAAAACCAAAGAGACAATCTAAGTCTGTGCCGCAAGCTCTGGTGCATACAATTAATAAGCATAGCAAGAAGCCAGATGTTATTAGACACAGAATAGAGGAGCTGATGGGAGACTTGCCACGCATAGAATTGTTTGCGAGGGAGCGTACAGAGGGTTGGGATGCGTGGGGTAATGAAGTGCCGGATGAGTGCCAATATGCTTTTATATAACAAAGGGGGTAGTATGTCGTATATCGTAGCAGTACAAGGGAAGAAGTGGGTGCAGTATAAGCTGTATAGATTTTTTAATGATGTAAACGCTAAGAAATTAGCAAGAAGAAAGTATGGAAGAAAGCTTGTAGCTATCTATCCTGTTGAGAGAGAGTTATGAGAGTCACTATAGATAACACTAGTGTTAACTCTAGTAATAACCAGTTATCAAGAGAAGCAGTATCAACCCACCTAGATTCTTATTGTTTTAAAAGAGAGTTTAGTAGAGAAGCTATATATAGCTATATAGTTATAACTAGTAATACTAGTATTAACACTAGTTATTACTTGTTACCAGATAGGGTTGTCAAGAGGGATTTTGGAAAAGCTAAGGAATTAGCACGTTTTAAGAGAGAGATTTTACTTGTCAATGATTGCGATATTGATGGAAATAATCAAACTAGCGAATCACCTGCTGTCAATATTCAGGATGTGCAAGACTTGATAAAACGAACAACGCTTAACATGAACGCTAATTATAGAGCTGCTAAAGATCTAAGTAGAAGGATGGATGCTATAGACTGGAGAACGCAAAGAGTTTTTAAAACCTTGCGTAAAAGATTAAGCATAGACAGGTATAACCAGACAGTAAGATATGTTGGAGGGTTATCCCGGGTAGATAAGAGTGATTGGTTGGATGAAGTAGAGGTATTGTATGAACTCTAGGTTATTGGCAATGAACTGGGATATGCCTAATATTGATAGGTTGTATAAAGAAGCAGCAGTAACGCTACATCAGTTGCCACCAGTTATTAAAAAGAAGCAGTATAGTTCCATGTGGCCTAGTTATGCTTTAGCAAATGCTTGGAGTGCTTATGGTTATGAAACAGTTGTAAGGTTATCACCTACAAGAGATGATATAACACGACTAGAGTTTGCCTTGGAGATAGGGTGGAAGTTAGAGAAGGATGACAGGATGGTATTGTGGTATACAGTACAAAGTGCTGTGAATAGAGAGCGTGGCCCTAGATGGAAGTTTCTATCCAAGCGGTTTCATTGTGATCCTAGAAGTGTAAAGGGTAAGTATAAGAAAGCCCTTATCAAAGCATACTATCTTATCAAAGGGCTACAGAGTTAAGCAGCTAGTCGTAGTACCTTTATGGATAAACCATTGGTAACCATACCGCAGTATATGTCATTAGCGTATCTACGCTCTGCTGTGTAGTTATTGTCAGCTATGTGATAACTCCACCAGTCAAAAGCTTGATTGCTCTTGAGATGGAATTTACATAGTGAACCATAATCAGTTATTAGTACATCTATCATTCAGACCTCCATTTGTTATACCTATTATGTACTATATATTGACAGATACTGTCAAGGTATTTATAAACTATTGATAATAGATGTTGTGAATGTAGTGAAACTAGGCTATTTTGTTGTAAAATAGGGGAGCGTTCGTCTCCATTTCACACACAAACATACTACTCTCCCCTGTTTTTCTTACAAATGATTCGCTATGAAAAAAGTTAACAAAACAATTATGAACAAGATTGCTGATGAATTAGCTATGGGTAAAAGCCTTGTTAAGATATTAAAGGACAATCCTAGCTATCCTAGTTATAGGTCAATAACTAATGCAGTCCGTAAGGATGATGAGCTGTATGAGATCTATCGTAGAGGAAGAGTGCAGCAGGCCGAATATTTTACAGACAGTATATTGGATCTTGCAACATCGCAGTTGCCAGAGAATATGGATGTCAAGTTTTTAAACGCTGAGGTGCAGCGTAGAAGGTTGGAAGTGGATAGTCTGAAGTGGAGCTTGGGTAGGTTACAGCCTTGGGGATTAAAGGACAAAAAGGAACAAGCAGGTAATACCGGGGCTGTTACTCTGAGTTGGAGTAATGGGAATGTTGAGGTCAAGACGGAGGAATAGTGTGTGTAATGAAGGCTGTGTCGATGCCGAGCTACGCACGAGTCCCCCCAAGAAAGCTTAGATTTCTGGGGTTTTGCTAGGGGTGACGGGTTACTTACCCGTACAATAATGCTAGTTTTCTGGGGTTTTGCGTATAGTTGGTGCTGTTTTGGTGCTGCTATTTTTTAAAATAGTTACCCCCCACCACCCCAAAAAACACCCGGCCCCTGCTATAGCGTAT